TACCGGCAAAGTGTGACTTCAGTGATTTGAGAACAGCAAATTCGCTCATGTTTTCAGCTATCATATCATCTCCAGTTATATTTAGTCCACACCACTAAACCATTCCAATCTTGAACAGTACAGTGGTGTATTTTTACCATCTAATGGATTGTGCAACCCGCTTCTGTATCGGCCACAAAAAATCAATCATGTACGTGGCCGCATCCAACGCATGTGTCAATTTTAGATCTTTCTTGTTCAGGGATCCAGTTGAATCTCTCTGGCATTGCTCCAGATCTCGAATCAAATGCTTGCAGGTTGGATCCACTGTCATGGAGATCTTCCCGTCAGCATCCTTCAGCTTCCTGTTCAACGCATTCAGTCTGTCCCTGTGACTGGGATGTGCCCTCTTTGCCTTCACTTCAAAATTGTTGTCCCTCAATATCTGGTGGTCGGACTTCACACTCTGGGTGGATCTCGCACTACCAGCTGGATCTGGATATACGGGAATGTGTGGCTCCAACTCATTCATCTTGTTGGCTATCTCCTCGGTGTTGGTGTTGGTCAGCCGGATCTCTTTCATGAAATGAACTACACCATCAGAGAATGTGGTCGAGAGGAGAGCGGTCATATAGTCCACATTTAGGTCCAGTCCCCAGGCCTTGTCCTGACTCACTTCCTTGGCTTCCTTCACATGGATGGATCTGTCGAAGTTGTAGGCCGCCCTGGATCCTACCGTCTCCCAGGATCCCATGAACTCCTGTCTCCATAGCCTCTCGTCCATCTGGCTCTTGGCCTTCTCTACCTCTTCCCTGGTGACGTATCCACCCTCTGCTGTGGTGTATTGCCAGGACTTCCACTCAGGGTCCACTCCCATCCCCAGTGACCAGACATCCCAGAAGTGACTGAATCCGTTTGGTGTGCCTATGAAGAAGGCGGATCCCCTGGTGTCGGCCAGCATGGGCCTGACTATCTCACCCCAGATGTGACCCTTCATGAAGCCGTATTCATCCATGACACACCGCTCCAGGCCAACGCCTCTGAGGCCGTGTTCATTGTCGGATCCCTTCAGTGCCACCTCAGCACCCTGGATGTGGATGGTCAACTCTGACTCGTTAATCTTTGCCGGTAGATCCCTGAACAGCCTCCTGAGTATTGGCCAACAGACTGTCTTGGATTGTCGGTAGGTAGGACTGATGAACCAGTACCGCTTGCCTGGTTCCAGGTGGCCATGCAACAACCACATGATTGACAGCATGGTCTTTCCCCAGCGGCGGCCAGCACAGATCACCTTGTGCCTGGCTGGATCCTCCAGGATCTCCCGCCTGGTCTGGTCCAGTTGCCAATTCATTCCATAGAGGCCCCTGGCTTCCACTCTAAGGCCGTATTTCTATATAGGGTGTAGCTACTCATTCACGTCTTCCTCTGGGTCCTTAGGATCTCCATTTGAATTGAAGTCAAAGATCTTCACTGGTTCATAAGATGCAACAACCTGGCGTTCAACTGACTTCCCTTCCGTCCGGTCCAGGACCTCAGACATTGCTCTGATGTTGCCCTTCTCTGCCATACGATACAACTTGTCCAGGAGCAGTTCCTTCCTGGTGGTCCCGTCCTCCTTCATAGACTTGGATCCTATCTTATCCAGGATGTCCTTTGATGCTCCTCTCCGTCCATTGGGGTTTGGTACGTCTCCCAGCTTGAAGCGTGGTCCGATAGTGTTACCTGGGCCAAAGGTCCCGTCTGACTGGCGATTAGCCCAGGCCCCAGCTTCACCGGATCCAGACACCTCCGCCTTC